CCTAATGGGGATGTCTATATCTACCGCGAGTTGTATGGGAGTGATAGTAAGCCTAATATTGGTAATAGGAAGGGTGCGTATGAAGTAGGCCAGTTGATTCGGTCCCTAGAGGTGGAGGCGGACGAATGGATTACGGAACGCTATCTGGATGCTTCATGTTTCGACGATCATGGTGTGGGGACGACGATTGGGGTCCAATTTGCTTCCCCGCAAGGTGGGTCACTTTTCTTCCAGAAATCCCAGAAGAAGAACAAGGCTGGTTCTATTTCACTCTTGAGAGATTACCTAAAGGTTGTCAACGGGAGTGCGCGTCTAAAAGTGATGGATGTCGCTGTGAACACGATACGGACCTTGCCTTCCCTACAAGTTGATAAGAATAATGTTGAGCAATATGACACCGGAGGGGAAGACCATTGCGCGGACTCCCTACTGTACTTGTTGAGAAAGAATATCAAGACGTTTGAGGACCAGAAAGCAGATCATAGCCTTATGAGGCGGAATAAAAAAGTTTTACAGTCTTTTGGGCAGTATGGTTGCCAATAGGGGTAGTATGTTTATGAAGGAGGTCGTATGAACCCCATGCTTGAGTTCCTGAAGAAGGGTAAGGCGAAGAAGAAAGGGCCGAAGGAGTCTAGTGAATCCAAGTCTTCGGAGAAGTATGAAAAGGGTCTTAGCGCCAAAGAATTGAAGTCAGCAGAAAAGAAAGAGGTGGGCTGATGTTCGCAGATTATATGCGACAGCGCCTCGGCCTTAATGCAGCCCCACAGCCCGTCCAGCCTATCGTCTCTCCTACTCCCTGGATGCATCAGGGTCCGAACCAGATCCAGCAGCCTGCTATTCAGCCTACCCCTTGGATGCACCAGGGCGGACCTCAGATGGTCGATACTATCCCCGCTCCTACACCTATGGGTCCGATGGGGCCAAACAAGAACGTTGAACAGTGGACTCCCCGCCCTCAGCCTACTCCGGCCACTGACTCGGGGTTTGAGCCTGAAGGCCGTGTCCCTCGTCAGCGTTATAACCCCTACACCTTCTAGGTGACTCTTGATTCGCAAAGACGTTGATGTCTCTGGATTCGCTAATTGGGGCGCTACTTGGTGGCGTGAACGCAAGAATGAACGGCTTGAGAAAGAACGTATCTGGCAGGAGTGCTGGCTTGCCTCTGTCTCTAAATTTGGTAAGACTTGGGATAACCTTCAGGACTTCCGGTCCAAGCGCTATATCCCCATCACTCAGCAAGCAGTCGAAGCTGTAGCGGCTCACTTGACTCAAGGTGTGATGCCTTATGACGAGTGGTTCAAGATTTATGGCCGCACTCCAGATGATGATGTAAAGGCCAAGGCAGTTCAGGCCCTCCTTATGTGGCAGCATCAGTTGATTGGGTTTAGGACGAAGTTCAACCAGCTAATCAAATACGCGACAATCTTCGGTAATGTTCCTTATTGCGTGAATTGGGAGGAACGGACGCAGGTTGTTCCTGACCAGCAGGCATTCCAGGCTCAGATGGCCCAGGCTTCTCTGGTTAGTTCTCGGTATGGCGAAGCCATGCCTGAACCGGACCTGTCTGCTATGCCGATGATGGAGCAGCGTGTCTATGATGGTCCTACACTTGAGGTCGGGAATATCTTTGACTTCGTGATTGAGCGCCATCCCAATAATCAGGACCATGCTCCCCGCTGTATGAGGACGTTTAAATCTAAGGCGTATCTACTGGATATGGCCAATAATGCAGGGTATAGCGTCTATGAAGGAGTTGAGGATGTTCAGCCCCATGACGGTCAAAATGAGCCTTCTGACGGCCTTAAAAGGGAGGTTTACCGCCTTGAGGGGTTTGTTGAACAGCCTAAAAACTCAGTGGAACTCCTTCAATTTGAAGGGGATTTGGAGCTTCCTGGGCCGGATGGTGTTCCAGTTATCTACAAAAATCACATCATGGTTATTGCCAACCGAACGAAAGTGATCCGTTTTGAACCTTCGCCCTTCGCACATGGCAAATGTAGCTGGAATATGTTCGTCCTCTACCCAGAACCAGGTGAAGTTTATGGGCGAGGCATCATTGAGCCAGCTTTGGGCCTTCAGGATGTGATCAATGTTCGTGTAAATCAGGTCATTGAGGCCAATACCCTCATCATTAATCCTATGTATGAGGTCGTTCAGGATGGCGTTTTCGATGTAGATGAATGGCTTTCGGCCCCTGGTGCGCTTGCTAAGGTCGCTGCCAAGGGGAATATCACCCCAATCCAGCAGATCCCCCAGGCCGCGCTGGGATTCCAGGAAATTGGCTTTATGATGGCCCAACACAACCAGTCTACGGGCGCACAGGCTAGTTTTACCTCGGAAGCCTACCAGAAAAGCGCTACAGAGGTAGCAGCACAGTCTGGTATGACCCAGAGTCGTAATGCTGAGACGATCAAACACATCGAATATAACTGTCTGACGCAGATTGTGAACATGCAGCTTCAGTTGAATCAACAGTTGATGGATGAAGCGGTATGGATTCGGGTGGTTGGTGATCCTCAGACTATGACGATCTTCGATCCAGCATCTGGTCAGCCTATTACTCAGCAGGCTCCTATCCAGTTGAGAGTTTCTCCGATGGATATTGAGGGTAACTTCGACTGCTACGCTGTGGGGGCGTCAAATGTCTCTAATTCCCAGCAACAGATGAGCCAAACCATTCAGTTGATGAGTGTTCTAGCTCAGTCTCCAGGTGCCCAAGTCATTAAGTGGAACGAATTGACGAAGACTCTCTTTGACCTCGCAAGGGTAAGAGACTCATGGAAGTTCATCAAGACAGATCAGGAGATCCAAATTGAACAGCAGCAGCAGTTCGCTCAACAGCTTGCTATGCAACAGCAAGGACCCAACCAAAACAGCGGAGGACCTGGAGGCGCTAACTCGGCTGGCTCACAACCCGGACCTTCAGGTGTTTCTTCGATGGCTGGAATGGCAGAACAGCACGGCGCTCCAGCCGGTGGACCTCTCCCAGAACAACTTGCTGGCTCTCGTCGGTGAAAAGAAGGGAATTAGGGAGATGATTTTTAGAATTGCCAAGCTCTTTGAAAACCTGTAATACTCACCTAACTGACAGCGATGTCGTTAAACATCAACATGGAGGGACTTATGAGCCCAGAAGAACTTGAAAACGGAGAACCTGAGACTGTAGAAACTGAAATTCAACAGGAACTCGAAAAGCCGAGGCGGATCGAGATTGACCCTGATGAATTGAAGGAGATGCGGGATCGGATTCGTCGGCAGGATGAAGAACTGCACCAGCATAAAGTTTGGCAGATGCAGCAGTATCAGGAAAAACAGAAGCCTGACGATACTCCGGTGGACCCGGATGTTGAAAGGGTAATCGCTCCGGTAGTCCGTAAGGCTATGCGCCCACTAGAAGAACGTAATAAGCAGCTAGAAGGTATGCTTCAGCAGAACTCCGAGCAGCTTAGGGTGCAAGCCAACATTGATTACATCGAGCGTAACATCGAGAACTTTGAGGAAATTCGGATGGACCTCGCCAAGAAGATTGAGTCGATGCCCAAACAGGAAGCCGATATGGTTCTCAGTTCACCTTTCCTCATGGTTGAGATGGCTAAGAACATCAACGCAACTAGAGGGAAATCAACCAAACAGGAAGCCCGAGGACGCGCATTCAGCGAAAGTTCCACCGGGTCTTCTCCATCCAGATCATCCAGCGCTCTAGGCAACATTGATTGGGAAAACTTGAGTCCTGCTGAATTTGCGGCTCAGGAAGCGAAGATCGAGATGCAGAGGCGCAAACGCTAAAGGAATAATGCAATGGCTATCACTAATTCCGTGCAGATCCCTGCCCTTACCCAATACATCCAGAGGAAGGGGCTTTCGGTTGCTGAGCCTAACATCGTCATTGGCGAGTATGGCCTGAAGAACAGCATCCCCCAGAAGAACAGCAAGACGATGGCCTTCCGGCGCTTTGAGCGTATCGCTCCTACGACTGGTAAGGATGCTTCGACCATTAAGAGTTTGGTTGAAGGAACGATCCCGACTGATACCCAGCCGACTATCACTACTGTTACTACCACGCTAGCTCAGTATGGCAATCTCTTCCGCGTGTCCGATCAGACTGAATGGATCAATGAAGTTAGTGTCGATACGGAACTGATGTCCCGCAACTCTGAGAACATGGCGCAGACGATTGAAACTGTCTACCGTGATGGCATCATGGGTGGCACTTCCTTTGGCCGCTTGACTGACTCCATCGGAACCATCGGTGCAGGCGCTCGCGTTACTGTGGCTGGCAAGATCAATGCCGTGGCACTCGATAAGGTGGCCCGTATTCTCAAGGGTGCTGATGCGAAATTCTACACTGAGCAGATCGACGCTACCACCAAGATCGCAACCCAGGCTGTTCGTAAGTCCTATGTGGCCGTGATCCATCCTGACGTTGAGTTTGACCTTGAGAGTGTGCCCGATTACATCCCG